TAAAGAAGTAGAGGTAGAATTATCTACCGAAGAAGAAGTTTCAGTTGAGCCTATTGCTCATTCACCTGAAGCTGAGGTTGCTAAAAGCCCTTTAAGCTTATACGCTCAAAGAGGAAAGAAAACAACCGTTGACTCTGTATTTAATAAATTATTCAAATAAACTAAACAAAAATGGCAACAAGCACAAACATTACAACTACTTATGCTGGTGAGTTTGCAGGGAAATACATCGCTGCTGCTTTACTAAGTGCGTCTACTATTGAGAATGGTGGACTGACTGTTAAACCGAATGTGAAATACAAAGAGGTAATGAAGAAATTAGCTACAGATGGCATCGTTGCAGATGCTACTTGTGATTTCGATCCTACTTCTACTATCACATTAACTGAAAGAATTTTACAACCTGAAGAGTTTCAAGTAAACTTACAGTTATGTAAAAAAGAATTCAGATCTGACTGGGAAGCTGTACAAATGGGATATTCTGCATTTGACAACTTGCCTCCAACTTTCCAAGATTTCTTAATTGCACATGTTGCAGGAAAAGTTGCTGAGAAAACTGAGCAAACTATCTGGTCTGGAGCTAACGCTACTGCTGGTGAATTTGACGGATTAGTTACTTTAGCTACTGCTGATGCATCTGTTATTGATGTAGCTGCTGGAACTGTAACTGCTGCTAACGTAATTGCTGAATTAGGTAAAATCGTTGATGCTATTCCTTCTGCTGTTTACGGTAAAGAAGACTTAAACCTTTATGTATCTCAAAACATTGCTAGAGCTTATGTAAGAGCTTTAGGTGGATTCGGAGCTTCTGGATTAGGTGCTAACGGTACAAACGCAATGGGAACTCAGTGGTGGAATAACGGAAGCTTAACTTTTGATGGAGTTTCTTTATTCGTAGCTAATGGATTAGCTGACAACACTGCAATGGCTGCTGAAAAATCTAACTTATTCTTTGGAACAGGATTGCTTTCGGATCATAATGAAGTGCAGGTCTTAGACATGGGACCAATCGACGGATCGCAGAATGTAAGAGTTGTAATGCGTATTACAAGCGGTGTACAGTACGGAATCGGATCTGATATCGTTCTTTACTCTTAATAAATAAATTATATGGGGAGGTCCATAAAGCCTCCCCAATAATTAAGTTAACTAATCTTTAAAAACATATATAAATGGCTTGTATTTTAGACGCTGGGCGTAAAGAACCCTGTAAAGACGTTGTTGGTGGAATTACTGCTGTTTACTTTGTAAATTACGGAGCTTATGGAACTGCTACGATTGATACAGCTACCGATGAGGTAGATGACTTTTCTCAATCTGCTGTAACTGCTTACAAATACGAAGTAAAAGGTAACTCTAACCTAACACAAAATATCAACTCTTCTAGAGAGAATGGAACTACTTTCTTTGAGCAAGTGTTAACTTTAACACTACACAAATTAACCAAAGAAGACAATAAGCAAATCAAATTGATGGCTTACGGAAGACCTCATGTATTAGTTCAAGACTACAATGGAAATATATTCGTTGCTGGTGTTGAGCATGGTGCAGACGTATCTGGTGGTACAGTTGTAACTGGCGCTGCTATGGGAGATTTATCAGGATATACTTTAACATTGACTGCAATGGAGAAACTACCTGCTAACTTCTTGGCTTATACAGACAACTTAGATGGCACTTGGACTGTAGGTACTTCTACTGTAACAATTGAGGAAGGCACAAACGCTTAATCTATTAAACATAATAGGTATTAAACCCTTTGCTTAGGCAAGGGGTTTTTTATTTATAAAACAATTATACTATTTTTTGATTATCTTATTATGAAAGTGTTACAGCCAACTAGCGATCCACAGACTATCCAAATAGTACCTAGACAATACATAGAAGTAAACGACCTTGTATTGACTATTACACAAGATGGTACTTCTAAAAGTGAAGTGCTGTCAGATTTGGTTTCTGTAATAAACGGCAATTATATAGACATTGAAATAGAGTGTACTATTTTGACTGAAGGTGAATTATATTTTATGGAGCTTAAAAGAGGAGACGAATTACTTTATAGAGATAAAGCATTTTGTACTGCTCAAACAAATAAAGCCGTAAAACACACATTGAATACGGACCAGTATGAAGAGTATGAGGCTTATCCTACTGGACAACAATATATCATGAGATAATGGAAGAAAAGAACCAAAGTGTTAGATTTGTGAACCTATCGTCTTATGCGGCTCCAGAATACAAGGAGGTGTATAACAAAGACTGGGTTTTATATGAGACAGAAGATGGAGAGGATTATTTTACTGGGTTAATAGACAAGTACTTAGACAGTCCTACAAACGCATGTTGTATTAACGGTATATCAGATATGATATACGGTAGAGGATTAGATGCTACAGACTCTGAAGAAATGCCAGAGATGTACGCTAAGATGAAACTACTAATTAAAGACAAGGAGTTAAAGAAAGTAGTAAACGACTACAAGCTTTTAGGTCAAGCTGCTTTTCAGATTATATACAACGAATCTAAGACAAGTATAGTAAAAGTACTACACTTTCCAATGGAGACTCTTAGAGCTGAGAAAGCTAAAGATGGTTGCATTAAAGCTTACTACTATCACCCAAGTTGGAAAGATCTTAAACCTAGTGACGAGCCTAAGAGAATACCTTCTTTTGGGTATGGAGCAAAGTCTCAACAAATAGAGATCTTTGTTATCAGGCCTTACAGAGCTGGATTCTACTATTATTCACCTGCTGATTACCAGTCTTGCGTTCAGTACTGTGACTTAGAAAGAGAAGTATCTAATTACCATATAAACAACATTCAGAACGGTATTCAGCCTAGCTTATTTATAAACTTCAATAACGGTGTGCCAGATGAAGAAGCACAGCAGTTAATAGAGAATAAGATTAATGATAAGTTTGGAGGTACTTCTAATGCTGGAAGAGCTATTATAGCATTCAACGAGGATCCTGAAAGAAAAGCTACAATAGAAGCTATTCACTTACCAGACGCTCATGCTCAATACCAATTCTATGCAGATGAAAGTAGAGAGAAGATCATGTTAGGTCATAGGATCGTTTCTCCTATACTTTTAGGTATTAAAGATAACACAGGGTTCGGAAACAACGCAGAAGAGCTTAGAACGGCTTCTGTGATCATGGACAACGTAGTTATCAGACCATTTCAGACAGCAATTATAGATGCTGTTAATGAGATCCTTAATTTTAATGGTATTTACTTAAACCTATACTTTGTTACTTTACAACCTATTGAATTTACAGAGCTAGAAAATATCTCTACTAAGGTTAGAAAAGAAGAGGAGAGAGGAGAAAAGATGTCTAGTGATAAGTGGAATTTCCTTTCTAAAATGAAGAATATGTTTAAAAAAGAGGAAGACTAGATGGAGGCATTATTTATAACAACTGAAGAGCTAAGAAGAAAATCAATTATCGGAGGTAATGTAGATGCTGATAAATTTATACAATTTATTGGCGTAGCTCAAGACATACATATACAGAATTATTTGGGTACTTTATTATATAATAGATTACAGTTATTGATTACCAGCGGCACTATAAATGACGCTGGTAATTCAAATTACAAGTTGCTATTAGATAGTTATATAGGTCCCATGTTAATATGGTACGCACAAGCTGATTACTACTTGTTCGCACCATTTCAAGTATCTAACGGTGGAGTGTTTAAACATAGGAGTGAAAACTCTGAAACACCTGAGATGACAGAAATAAAAAGTTTGGTCGAAACATGTAAAGATAAGGCTGAGTTCTATACTAGAAGGTTTTTAGACTATATGGATTTTAACAGCCAATTGTATCCTGAGTATAATCAAAGTACAAATGGAGGTATGTATCCTGACAGAAAAGAAAGTTTTAATTCTTGGGTTCTATGATAGAAAAAGAAAAGACAACATATAAACCAAAAAAGATTAACATAGTAAAGCTTCAGGCTTATTTAAAGAAAATAAAAAATGGCAAACAACATAGACTGGGGAAAGATATACGAGGTTAGTTGGTTTGGAAACGTAAACGAACCTAACGGATGGGGAATAATATATCCTTTTGATTCAGACGGAAGTTACTTTAGAGCAGATACAACATTAATTTCAGCGGATACAAATAAATATACATCAGATCAAACTAAATATTAAAAAATAAAAAAATGGCAAAACAAGTAATTAATATTGGAGCAGCTCCTAATGATAACAGCGGTGATCCGTTAAGAGATGCCTTTATCAAGACAAATGACAACTTTACTGAACTCTATGGCAGTCAGCTTACAGATACTGATGACTTAGCAGAAGGTGCGGTTAATCTTTATAACCAAACCCATACAGGGGATGTTACAGGGAATGTAGCATTAACTATTGCTGACGATGCAGTAACAGGTGCAAAAATAGATAGCACAACTGATGTAGAGGTTAATAGTTTAGGAGTAGGTACTGCTGCCCCAACAACGGCAGGATTAATTAGAGCAACTAACGATGTTGTAGCTTATTATTCATCTGACAAAAGATTAAAGGACAATATTAAGCCTATTGAAGGTGCTTTGAATAAAGTATGCAAGTTAGGTGGTTATGAATTTGATTGGAACTCTAAGCAAGATGTTTATGAAGGTCACGACATTGGAGTAATCGCTCAAGAAGTTGAAGCGGTATTTCCAGAGTTGGTAACTGATAGAGATAGTGGATTTAAAGCAGTTAAGTACGAAAAATTAGTACCTGCATTAATTGAAGCTATTAAAGAGTTGAAAGCAGAAGTTGAATCTTTAAAATCTAAATAATGGCGTTAGTAGGAAAATGGACTAAAACAGAAAAAATACAGTCCGAAACAGAAACTGAAATAGTAACAGTAAATTATCCTTCTGAATTGCCTGATGGGCATCCTGATTTTGAAAAAGCAGGTACAACAGAAGAAATTGAATCCCCTATTTACGATACTGTATCAACTGAGTATGATAATGCATATATAACCGTACATTCAATAAATAGCTGGAAATTTCAAGCAAGAGGAAAAAACGAAACATTGTTTAATATAACCTATAGGGTTTATGAAAGTAAAAGCGATAGAGAAAATGATATAAATTCTCATTTATATCAAGACTTTGTAAGTTCGCAAACATTAGATTTTACAAGTAACAAAAACGATACTGAACAGGCATACGATATATTAAAAACTGTAGGTGGATTTGAAGAACTAATAAATGATTAATTATGGCAGTACCAAGTAGTGGAGAGTTAAGATTATATGCGGATATAGGTATAGAACTTGGAGTACCACAGTCAGATGTGTCTTTAGGTGCTATGTCTGATTCAGCAGGTTTTTCAGAGCCAGATTCAATGTCTGACTTTTATGGATATGTAGATGCAATAGCACCAAGTGTAACGACAAATGCAATAAGTAATGTAGGAGAAACAACATTAAGAGCAAATGGAAACGTAACATCAGACGGTGGTGGTACAATAACTGAAAGAGGTTTTTATGTTGGTACAAATAGTGCTGCACCAACGAATAATGCCAAATATACTGTAAGTGGAACAACAGGCAGTTATTTGCTTAACGTAACGGGTTTAAATGATAATACAACTTTTTATGTTTGGGCATTTGCTACAAACTTAATAGGAACAACTTACGGAAGTAGAGTTCAAGCTACAACAGTACAATCATTTACACCTACATATGCAAGAGGAGGTGACCAAATTTATGTTGGAGTTACAGATATGAATAGAAGTGACTTTATATATGCTGAGGTTAGTAAATATTATGTTAATCCTTATACAGGTGGACTTGCTAACTATGCATTTCAAGACCTTTCTGTAAATAATATACAAAGTTACACATTTGATTTTAGAGGTTTCGGTCAGGGTGATTATTGTACTAATGCCACAAACTTTAGTCAATTATATGTAAATCCATCCGCACCGACTGTTACTGCACTTGCATCAATAAATCTTCGCTCATATGGGTCAAATAGTTTTAGTAATCAATCATATGTGGCGGCGTACTATGGAAGTATAGGTACAAATTTTAGTTCTTCTCAAACATATATAAGCGCAGGTTATCAATCAATACCTGGTTTTGTAGGAAGTTATTTACAATTATACTTTGATTATGGGGCTTGATAATAAAATATCATTCATTAGCGGCTTTACTTTTACAGCCATATCAACTGTATCATTAATGGGAGTAGCACAAGCAGCTATGATTGGTCTTGTCGGTGGTTTCTTTGGTCTATTAGGAAAAGAATTATTCTATTACTTGAAAGACAAAATTAATGGGAGAAAATCTACCTAAGCTAAATGACGATGCAGGAATATCAATCAACATTAAATGGCTAATACAGATAGTTATATTAGTTGGTAGTGCGGTATTACTGTATTCGCATTTAGAGGGCAGAATAACAGACACAGAGAGCGAGGCAAAGGCACTAAGATTCAACCAAAATACTTATGTATTCCCTGACATTAGAGTACTTGAAGGAGAGATATTAGAGGTCAAGTTAGAAAGGGAAAGAGTAAGAAAAGATTTAAAGAGGATTAACGAAATAATTGAAAGATGAGAAAAATAATGAATGAAATCAAATTTAGGTATATAATGCTTAGAGTTTGGTTGTACGAAAAAAAGAACGGTACTCCATTTGAAATGTTTCAATTTGGGTTATTCTGGTTTGTTATTATGATTTTAACTAGCATGTTAATTGGTAAGATTATATGAAATATTTTAAACTTTCTGAGTTTGATAGTCCTGATGTTGTGGGTAGTGGTGAAGCTATGGATATGGAGTTTTTAAGTAGACTTGACCAAGCACGATCATTATGTGATATACCGTTTAAAATTACAAGTGGCTATAGAACCAAAGAGTACAACGAAGATTTGTTGGCTAGAGGCTATAAGGCCTCTGCCAACTCTTCACATCTTAAGGGATTAGCTGCTGATATAGCCTGTAATAATAGTGCTGCAAGACATATAATAGTAAGTGCATTACTAAAAGTTGGTTTAAACAGAATAGGTATTGCAGATACATTTATTCATGTTGACAGAGATCCAAGTAAGGTTGCTAATGTAATTTGGACATATTGATGGATAAGAAACCATTTAACAAGACAAAGCTTGGGAAGTTCCTCAAGGAAACTGCACCAAGCATATTAGACGTAATAGGTAATGTATTGCCAGATAAAGGCATATTAGGCATCGTAAAGAACTTAATTGACAAAGATGATAATATGTCTGATGACGACAAGTCAGAGGCTCATAGACAGCTTGTAGAGCTTTATGAGCTTGAAGTAATGGATAGAGATTCAGCAAGAACCAGAGAAGTCAACTTAAGAAAGTATGGTACTGACTGGATGTTTAATGCTACAGGAATTGTAGGTTTATTAGCTTTTTCATTCTTAGTTTATACAGTTGTTTCTACAGAGGTACCAGAAACAAACAAAGAGATATTCATACACATGATCGGTATTGTAGAGGGTGTTGCACTAAGCATTTTTGGATACTATTTTGGAAGTGCTGTGAAAGATAACAAATAATTTTGTATCTTAGTGGCATGACAAAAGAAGAAATACTACAAATTGCTGAAGACTATCAGAAGACAGTCCAGCAAAGACTAGATGAGCTTTTAGAAGCTGATTCTAACATGTACACTAACTTAGGATCTGACAGCACTAAAACTGAAAAAGAAGAGGTTAGAAGGACTAGTAGAGCTATCTACAGAGCTATTAGAGACAATGTTGATGAGAATATAGGTAAAGAGCTATTACAACATCAAGATGGTTATTAGTGAACAAGGAATTGAGTTCATTAAAAGACATGAAGGGTTTAATCCAAATCCCTTTATCAATAAATTTAATAGGGTAGCTATAGGCTACGGATCTACACATTACGAAAATGGAACTAGAGTACGAATTAGTGACGGACCTATTGAACGGTTACATGGAGATTACTTACTACGGTTCTATATCCACAAGTATGAAGAGTGTGTCCGTAAGTATGCCACATTTGAGCTTCAGCAACACCACTTCGACATCCTCGTATCTTTTTGCTACAGCGTTGGAATAGGAAGCTTTAAGTCTTCAGGCTTACTTAGAAGAGCAAATGAAGATCACACCGACACAGCAGTTGCACTGCAATTTGTTAGGTGGAATAAAATAGAAAACAGATTTCACAAAGATTTAGCGATTAGAAGACAAGAGGAGGCCAATATATTCTTTTACGGCTACTAATATAACTTTTTACTAAAAGTCTCTTAAATCGCTTCTAAATGGCCTTAAACAGCCTATCATGAACAGAACTTTCATTAGATATTTTGATTACAGTGAATTTGACTGTCCTTACGTTGAAGGATCAGGATATCGTCATATGGACAGAGAATTTCTAGTAATGCTGGATGAAGCTAGATATTTATGCAACTTTAAGTTTAAGATACTTAGAGGCTATATAAGCCAGTCTTACAAGCA